AATATTGTTTCAAGAGTTAGGTTCTTAGCTAAAGGTTTAGATTGTAAGTATGTAGTGATTGACCATATAAGTATTATTGTATCTGACCAACAACAAGGTGATGAGAGAAGAGCATTAGATGAAATTATGACTAGACTTAGAACACTTGTTCAAGAGACAGGAGTATCTATGATAGTTGTATCACACCTTAGAAGACCTGAAGGTAAAGGTCATGAAGAGGGAGCATCAACTTCACTATCACAACTTAGAGGTTCGGCTAGTATAGGACAGCTAAGTGACATGGTTATTGGGCTTGAGAGAGACGCACAGAACGATGACCCTGATGTTCGGAACACCACTAGGATAAGAGTATTAAAGAATAGATTCTCTGGTATTACTGGTCCTTGTTGTGATTTAAAATATGATATAGATACTGGTAGACTTAATGAGGTAAAGTCAGATGACTTTTAATAAAGTTGTATTTGATATAGAAACAACCATGACTGCTGATAAGATATGGTGTATTGTTTGTAAACATGGCGATACTTATTATCAGTTTAAAGAAGATAGATTACATAGGTTTGCTGAACTAATAAAACAAACTGAAGAAGTAATAGGTCATAATATAATTGGATTTGATATACCAGTTGTCAATACTATTTTTGGTTATGATGTATTTGCTAATTGTAAAGTTACTGACACTTTAGTTTTATCTAGATTATTAAATCCTATGATAGAAGGTGGACACTCATTAAGAAACTGGGGTACTAAGTTAGGTCAAAATAAAATACACTTTGAACAGTTTGATTATTTCTCTGAAGATATGTTAACCTATTGTAGAAATGATGTTGAACTAACTGAAAGACTTTATAAATTTTTAAGTAATAAAACAAAAGACTTTGGTCAATCAATTGAATTAGAACATAAGGTTGCACAAATAATTCAGAAACAACATGAGAGAGGATTTAAAATTAATGTTGTTGAAGCATATGAATTACAATCTAAGTTTCAAGAAGATATGAATGACTTGACTGCTAAGGTAAGACAAACTTTTCCTCCAATGAAAATAGAAGAAGAGTTTATACCTAAGTCTAATAACAAAGCAAGAGGTTATGTGAAGGGTGTTCCCTTTACTAAAGTTAAATACAAAGAATTTAATTTAGGTTCAAGGCAACAGATTGCTGAACGACTAATGTTACTTGGGTGGAAACCTAAGAAGAAAACAGACAAAGGTCATGTGATTGTTGATGAGAAAGTATTATCTCAAATACATAATATACCTGAAGCTAAATTAATAAACAGATACTTAATGCTACAAAAAAGAATTGCTCAAGTTAATTCTTGGATAGAAGCTATTAAGGAAGATGGTAGAGTACATGGCAAGGTCATTACCAATGGCACTATTACAGGAAGAATGAGTCACCAGTCGCCCAACATGGCTCAGATTCCTGCTGTGTACTCTCCATATGGTAAAGAATGTAGGGCATTATGGACAGTAAACAAAGGTTATAAATTAGTAGGTGTTGATGCTTCTGGACTTGAGTTAAGAATGTTAGCACACTACATGAATGATAAGGATTATACACATGAAGTCGTTAATGGAGATATACACACAGCAAATAAAGTTGCTGCTGGTTTGGAATCAAGAGATAAGGCGAAGACTTTTATCTACGCATTTATCTATGGAGCAGGTTCAAAAAAAATCGGAAGTATCATTGGAGGTTCGGAAAGAGATGGCGAAAGAGCTAAAGAAAAATTTCTACGAGCAACACCAAGTCTTAGAAGCTTACGAGAAAAAGTGGAACGAGTGGCTCAACGAAGATGGGTCAGAGGACTCGACCAAAGAAAAATAATTATCAGGCATCCACACGCAGCTTTGAATACTTTATTACAAGGAGCAGGTGCTATTGTTATGAAGTGTGCGTTGACATTGCTAGAGAATTATGTTATAAATAAACGAATCAAAGCATTTCCAGTTGTTAATGTACATGATGAATTTCAATATGAGGTTGAAGAAAGTAAAGCCGAAGAGTTTGGAAGACTAGCAGTACAGTCAATTATAGATGCAGGTAAACAATTAAATGTAAGGTGTCCACTAAATGGAGAATATAAAATTGGAAACAACTGGTCAGAAACACATTAGTAATTTAGCTACTGATATTAAAAAATTAATAGCAGATATATCTAATGGTAAACCTGCTAACATGACAGAAGAAAACATGGATGTATTCTTAAATAATATTAAAGAAGCTATGTTAGCTTGGAATACACCACCAGTTAAGACAGATAAAGAAGGTCAGCTACGAATGTCAGTATTAGGTAAACCACCTAGACAATTATGGTATGACAAACATAGTCCTAAAGAAAGAAAAGATGATGATGCAGGATTAAATTTAAAATTTTTGTATGGTCATATTATTGAACACTTAGTATTATATTTAGCTGAACTTGCAGGTCATAAGATAGAAGACCAACAAAAGAAAGTAGAGATTGATGGTATTACTGGACACATAGATAGTAAGATTGATGGTGAGATATGTGATGTTAAGTCTGCATCACCATTTAGTTTTAAAAAGTTTCAGTCTGGTGAGATAGTAGGTGATGACCCATTTGGTTATCATGCCCAGTTATCAGGATATGAAACAGCTATGGGTACTAAAGCAGGTGGTTTTCTTGTTGTTGATAAATCTTCTGGTGATATTTGTTTTTACAAACCAGATGATATGGCTAAACCTAATGTTAAATCTTTGATTAAAACTTTAAAGTCTACACTAGAACAAGATACTCCTCCAGAAAAATGTTATGAGTTTAAAACAGAAAAGAATGGTAATAAAACTTTAGCTACTGGTTGTATGTTTTGTTCTCATAAATGGGAATGTCATGCTGATGTTAATGATGGTAAAGGTTTAAGAGTATTTAAATATTCTAATAAAAATGTTATGTTAGCTGAAGTAGTTAAACAACCTAATGTAGATGAAATAACAAATGAATATAAGGAACAATTAAAAAGTTATGGAAAGAGAACTGAAACACAAACACCTGCTAATTAGAGCAGAAGTACAAAACCCTCCTAAGAATGAAGAAGAAACTATTTCTTGGATGAGAAAATTAATTAAAACAATTGATATGAATATACTTGCAGGTCCTTATTCATCTCAAGTTTCTAAAAAAGGAAACAAAGGATTGAGTGGTGTTGCTATTATAGATACATCCCATATTAGTATTCATACATGGGATGAGCAAGAACCTGCTTTAATTCAGTTAGATGTTTACTCATGTAAAGAATTTAAAAAATCAGATGTGATAGATTGTTTAGATGATTTTAAACCTGTGACTGTTGAGTATAAATATTTTGATAGAGAAACTAATTTTATAGAAGTAAAGTAATGAAATGCTTTTATTGCAATGCTGAAGTAAGATGGAATAATGATTTTGATACAGAAGATACTTATCCAGATTCAGAACATACTATTGTAAGTATGTATAATTGTGATGAATGTAATACTTGGTATGAAGTTTTCCATACTAAAAAGGAAATGAAATGAATAGTAAACAAATGAAACCTATAAGAAGAAAAGCAAGACATATACTTGTTCAATGGTTGCAGTCTTTATTATCTAAAGAAGAAGCTGCGAAGATTAATTATAAGAATGTATTTGATTTTATTCCTAATCAAACTCATTACTTTGATAGCCAACATCAATTTAAATTACAACCTTGGTCTTATAAATGGATAGTAAAAAAATTAAAAAGAAACTCAGAGTTGACAATAGATGATTTAAATGATATGTTGCAACCAACTGAACAACAGTTAAGAAGAAAACAAATGATAGAACAAGGACCACTATAATGACACATAAAGATATGTTTAAAAGTACTACCTATGATTCATTAGATAAGCAGGTAAATGGTGACCATTATAAAAAAATGAAAATACAACCTGCTGAATTTATAAATGAAAATGGTTTATTGTTTGCAGAAGGTAATGCTATTAAATATATATGCAGACATAAACTAAAAGGAAAATCTAAAGATATTGAAAAAGCTATTCACTATCTTGAAATGATATTAGAGAGAGACTATGACTAACGAATCACAGATAACACAATTAGAAAAAAGAGCAAGAGGTTTTCGCAGAATTATCTCAGCACTAAATGATTTACCTATGTATGGAATTAATCCACACTTAGATAAAATACTTCATGTTAAGATTGATGCATTAAAAGACCATCTTAAATTAAAGATAACAAGAAACAATGATAAGTTAAATGAAATGTATACAGAAAGTATAGATAGTTTAGCTGATGATGATGGACAACAAGGTGAGATTGCTCCTGTTGTAATAGAAGATATTCATAATAAGAAAGTTTAAATGACAAGTATTGAAGATAGAGATGTAGATGCTACATATGAAAATGAACAAAGTACTGTCACTATAACTTTAAAAGAATATGATAAGTTAAAAGATAAACAACATTATATTACTGATAAAGATTTAATTAATTGTATAGATAAGATAGAAGAATTAGTTAGAGCAGTAAGAAAACATATAGTAAGGACAGAGATATGACAAATATAGTAGGACTAAATGGTCAGAAAGTAAAACCTAAAGAACCAAAAGAAGTTTATAATTTAAGAGTTTGTTTAATAGGTTCTGATGATATAGATATTAAAAGAGTAGAAACATTTGGTGTTGCTGAAGATGGTTTCTTTATGGTTAAGTCATTAGACAACCCTAAGTTTCCTGTGTTTATGACTAACCCTGTTAGAATAAGAACATTAGAAACTTTTAAAGAAGGTACTGAACCTATGACTAAATTAAAAAACGAGAAAGGTGATGATGATTTTCTTGTTGACCTATTGAAAGCAAAGAATGAAAACCAATCGAAAGCTTAAACAAAAGAAAAGAGTTAAAAGAAAAGAAGCCCACTTGATGGGGTTCAAATTAATTATAAATAATCAAGGACAATTCATTACAGAATTATCTAAGTATCCTTTAGATAAAGTTCATTTACATTTTAAAAAAGAAAATGCTGGAGTTATTAAAGCTTTGTTAAGAGAGTGTGATACTAAGTTTAGTATGCTGTCTGAAGACTTAGAAAAGATTGCTTCAGATGTTTTTCATAATTAAATTTTTATTGCTTCTTCAGGAGTACAAATAAATTTAATATACATTTTGTATTCATTAACTTCTTCTGGTCCTATTTGTAAATTTTTATTAAAAGATTCTTGATAACCAGCACTCATACATTCATAGAATGAATCATAAACATTAAACTTATGAGGTTCAAGACAACTTTCTGCTACACCAGAACATAGAATTAAAAACAAAGCTATCTTCATTATTCTAATATTAAAGAAGTAATTTTCTTTTCTCCCATGTATATCTCTATGTTTGCCTTAGACTTTAGGCATTTATATACAACTCTATCTTCAGGTGATTTTTCTTTCATAGCAAATCTTTTTGCTTTTAAACATTTTGAAAGTGTGTCCATGTGTAAGTGTTCCTTAATCTCATGGTCTACTATTAAAAGTAAAGCAAAAACAACCTCAACCATTAGTGTCCTCCATTTCCATTTCTAATTAATTTTTCTACATCTTCATTTAATTTTTTAACTTGGTCTTTTAAAAAATCAATATTAACTGCATTATGTCTCATGCCTTTAATTTCTTTTTCTATATCTTCAACAATAGAACTAAGATGTTCTACCAACATAAAAAGTTCTGCTTCCCCACTTGATTGACCTAACTCACCTCTAGGATATTTAATTCTAAATTCTGAGTTAGCTTCTAAATCTTTTTCCATTAACTCTAACTTTGTAGAATGTTTATTTAATGTTTCAACAACACCAAAATATGCCCACACTCCTATAGCAACAGCCACAACTATGCTGATAAGATTTTTCATTGGCATACTTACTGATGTATTTTCACTTATCTTCATTATATTCCTTGTAATCTAGGGTCTTTACTAAATATATTCTTTGTTGCTTTTGGTCTAGCTTGAGAATCTTTACTTCTCTTTCTTAACTGTGCAACAGCAGACTCCTTTAGTTGTTTTTCTTTTTTTACTTTTTGTAAATCTCTTAGTAAATTCATTTCTTTTTCCTTTTACATTTACATCTAGGTGCAAATAGTTTATCTATCCACGAACACATTACATCTAGTTTTGCAAAACAATTATATAAAAATCTATCTATCATCTATATCCTGGTTCTACAAAAAGTGCCATTAAGACAAGTAGTATAATTAATGTACCTGTAAAATAATAATTCATAATCACAATCCATAAACTATTTTTTTCCACCTTTAAATATTTGTGTTCCTTTTATACCATAGATACTTGCCACTACAAGAATCCATAAATTTGTAAACCAGCTCGGAAGCTGTTGAAATTGTTCAAAAAATTCTTTTATCTTAGCAGAAGCATTTGGGTCATCACTAAATACTCCCCAAGCAATCACCAAAATTGGCAATGTGAGAATTACCAAAACTGCTTCGTCTTTCCAGTCTGATTGTCTTGCTTCTAAAAGTTTACCACTATATTCAATTTCTCCTGATGCCATCTTCTCTGCGTGTTTAGCTTGAGCATTAGCCATCATCATCTTTGTTTCTTGTTTCTTTTTATATATATGAGTACCAGCATTCATTGCTAGTTTAATTGCACTAAGCCACATTTTTTTCTCTCCATTCTTTTACATCAAATGATGGACACTTCTTAACATCATCTACTTCATAGTGTCCTATTATTTTTGTTATATTATATTTATCTTTTAATTTAATTACTATATCTTTTAGTGTTTCAAATTGTTCATCATTAAAATTATTTTCCCAACCACCTGATTTATCAGAGCCACCTATCATACAAATTCCTATTGATGTACCATTAACTTGTCTAGCATGAGACCCTGTTCTATGTTCTTCTCTACCATTCTCTAATGTACCATCTCTTTTAATTACATAATGATAACCAATATCATCCCATCCATTATCAACTGTGTGCCAATGTTTAATTTTAGCTGCATCTACATCCATGTCAGCAGGTGTTGCTGAACAATGTATAACAATCATATCTGTTTTAGTTCTTGGTGTCATCTGTATCCTTAAATAAATTATCAGCTAAAGACTTTAATTCTTTTCTATTCTTACCATCTATTCTATTATTTAATATTGATGTAATTTTACTACTCCAGTTTTTGTCTTCAGCAAATCCTGTTTTAGCTATAGCTTTTATGATATTTTCTTTACTACTTTTACCTTCATTATACAGTTTAATTTCTTTCCTCACAACTTCATAACTAGGTTTAGTTTGTACCCATTCTAAAAACTGTGTAATAGAAGCTTCTGGTGTATCAAATTTTTTAATCTTAGCATTACTATTTTGAGCAGCTATTGATTCTTCTTTATCATCAAATGATTGAAAGTTAAATAAATTATTACTACCTTCTTTAAAGAATCTAGAAGTTCCCCAACCAGTTTCACCACTATTAATAGCAAGAATAATATCACTAGGTATTATTTCATCTTTATTAATTGTATAAACTTTCTTTGCTGTATCTATTAACCATGTTTTTTTTTCAGGTTCTAACTCAGAAACATTCTCATAAGTTTTTTCTACAACAACATTAGGTTTTTTAATAGGTATTATTTTATTAACTTGTTCTTTAATACTAGGTTTTTTCATAGGACCTAAAGTTTTTTTAGAAGCTTTTTCTTCTGCTTCTTCTAAAAAAGGTTGGTCAACAACAATAGCATTATTATCAAAACCATCATTCGCATCTACTATATCTCCTTTGTTAAATTTAAATCTCTTTGATAAATCTTTTTCTTTTTTAATAGGTGTAATAATTTCACTATCAGGAAATAATTTCATTATCCATCTTCTCCATGTAGGAAGAGGTGCTAGTCTTTCACTAAATATTTGTAATGCTTTATCATTATTACCTTTATAAACTTCTTTAGGTATGTTACCTAAATCTTTTAATATACTAAATACAGGTGCAAACAAATACCATGGCTCTCTAGAACCTGGTCCAGTTAATCTTCCTAATACTAATTCAGTTGCAGTACCAGATACACCAGATAGTCTTACAGCTTCTGAGTACCACTTATCTGTTTGTGTTTCTAAATCAGTTTGAACTTCGCCATACTTAGCAATCTCTCTTAATGCTTGAATACCACCATACACAGGCAATCCTGCTAATAGTTTAACTAATTGTTTAGTGTCTCCATTTTCTATTCTCTGTAAAAGTTTATTTGTTTGTGCAGATTTAGCTAATGTCCATGACATAAACTGACCCATTAATCTAACTAGAGGGTCTCTTGATTGTGTAAATAATAATCTGTTTGATACTTGAGGTATTAATGCATCTCTATTAGAAGCAGTTATACCTGCATTGTTTAATAAATCTTTATTAGCTTTACTTTTTAAAGCATCATCAAAACTATTTGACCTACCTATTCTTAATGCATCAGTTGTATTAATACCATATTTACCTACATCATTTGTAAGTTTAATTCCTTTAGCTGAAGATAAACTATTACCAGCTTGTACATACTTTGCTAACTTACTTGAACTTGCATAAGCATCAACTGCTCCAACATTATAGGCATATCTTCTAGCAAAACCAGTAAGCCATTGAAGACCCATTAACTTAAAACCTAATTCATTTGTTTTTCTTACAACACCTGAAGTACCCATTACCTTTGCAGCATTTGTTGCATCATCTAATGGTGTAAGAGTTTTTAATAATGTTTGTTCTAATTCTTTACTTTGAGCATATCCTAAATTTTTAGCAACTCCTGTTTCATTCTTAGCTTTAATTGCTGTTCGAGATAAACCTTTTATCCAGCTAGTAAAATTACTAGAGTTTGTAAAAGGTTGTACTAAATCTCCAAGTGATGCAATAGTAACTCTATCCAACATATTTAAGTTAGATATTGTTGATAATATACCTGCCCCTGATTTAACTATACCTTGTCTTGCTTGTCCATATCTACCAAAGAAACCATCAATACTATCCATTACTAATTTAATTTCTTTAGAAGCTAAAGCTGCCTGATTAGGATTACCTGAATATTTAGTTACAATATTTTTTATATAACTATTTAATAATTCACCTTTTGCTCCAAATTGTCTTGCAAATGCAATTGAATCTGCAGATGAAGCAATTAGTTTATTAAATACAGCAGGAATATTATCTACTAGATAACCATTTTTAGATAGTAATTTTTCTACTTGTCCATATGTACCACTTAAAACCCTATCATTTTCTATATGGTCTGATAAAGGTAAGTTTCTTATTAATCCTTTATTAGCAACTTTTTTATTTCCACCAATTAAAGTATTAACTAATTCATTTACTGCACCTTTATCATAAAAACCTTTTTCATTATGATTTGATAAACTATCATAAAATTTTTGAGCTGCTACTTTAGGTTCTTTATTTTTTTTATTTTTAAATATTTCAGTAAGAACTCTTTTAAATTTTTCTGGGTCTTCTTTAACTTTATCCCAGTTCCAAACTCTAGGAAAATAATCTTTAATAGGGTCTATTCTTTCTGTTACTTCTTTACCTTTTTTAGTAACTGTTTTTCTTAATCCAATTCCTACATCTGTATATTCTTTATAAAAATCATTTAAATATTTTCTAATATCGTTAGCAAGTTTTTGTACTTTAGGTGTTCCTTTTTCTTTTGAACCTCTAACAATTCTTATAGCAGCAGCTTGTTCATCTTGTGTTGTACCTGCTACTAATTTAAATGCTCTATTAGAATAATCTAATTTAAGTTTATCTGATACTGCTGATGCAGAAAATTTACTAACAGGTGAATCTAATTCTTGAAATAATTTCATTCCTATTTTTTCTGTTTCACCACCTACAGCTTTTAATTTAGTAGATGTTGTTGTAGCTGTAAGTTCTCTTACTTTTTGAAATGCATTCTTAGTAGCATTATTATAAATAATATTTTCTAAAAAATTCTTTTCTCCTGTAGCAAATACAGTACCACTTCTTTGAATCATTTTATTTAATGCACCTAAAGAAGCACCAGCTAATATCCAATTATTTAAGTTAGCATCATCACCACCCCATAATCTACCAAATGCATAACCTATTCCTGCACCTAAAGCAGGTCTAACAGACGCAGATATTAAACCTTCAGCTAAATTTCTAGTTAAACTTTTTTGTTCTTTTAATTTTTTTAATATTGTATAATCTCTTTTAGCAACTAAATCTGTAAGTTTTCTTTCTTGAGCTGCTGTTTGTTTCCATAATTCTTTTTGTTTTAAATTAAATTCTTTTGTTTTATCAACTAAAGTTTTATTTTTTATTTTTAATGTTTTTTGTAATTCTTTTAATGTACTATCTTTTGCAGATTTAAAATATGCTAAAGCTTCAACATCTTTAGTATCTTTAGTTAAATTTTTAATTCTACTTTGTAAACTTTTTTCAGTAGCATTAAATAGTTTAGTTTCATTTGCAATTGGAGCAACCCAATTTTTAGCAGCTTTTTGAAGTTGTTTATTAATTTCTAATAATTCTTTGAGCCTGTTGCTCTCTACCGGCTGTATCTCACCCTCATCCGGTTGCAAATGTCCGCAGCATATCTGTTGCAAGCGCATGATCTGTGTCAGCACACTAGCTGTTGTGGCTAACTCACCGTTCTCCAGCT